AATATTCCAAACGTAGAATTAACAAGCGCAAATATTTTAAAAGTCCTACCTTTTGCTGTTGCAATGGCTATAACTGGGTTAACTGAGAGTATTTTTATGGTTGATGATACAAGTAAACAACTTAAAATTATTAGTAGTCCATTAATAGAAACATTAGCACAAGGCGTTGGAAATATAATATCTGGATTATGCGGTGGATTTGGAGGCTGTGTATTTGTTGGACTAAGTAAATATAATGTGGAAAATGGCTCTAAAACACGAGTATCTTCACGAGCAACCAGTTTGTTTTTTATAGCACTAACATTAATGTTTTCAAGTACTATTAACAAAATACCAATGCCCGCAATTATTGGTATTATGATAATGATTGCGTTTAAAACTGGTACAGCCAAGTATGACTATTTAATAAAGAATTTCAAAAGCGAATGGTTAATAATTCTTTTAACAGCAAGTTTAGGTATTTATAGTGAAAGTCTTGCCTTAGCAATTATTGTGGGTTTCATAGTTCAACAAGCAATCAAATATATTAAAAGCATTTAAGCATTGTATACCAAATACGCTAAAAACAATCCAAAAAAGTTTTTAGAAAACACATCTAAAATATTATAAGAAGCATTTTTAATCTTATTCTTATATAATGCGGCAATACCATAAAGAGCCCAAATAAATAACATTAAATAAAATATTAAATAATTAGCACTATTATTTTTAACATAATAAACAAACGTTTTAGAAAAGAGTAATCCTAAAAACAAGAATCCAAAAATTGTTGATATAGTTAATGGTATAAGCTTTAATTCTTGTAAATAACCTATAAACAACATATTAAAATTATAAAACAACAATTCACTAATTTTTGCTATATCTGTTTTTATAAAATTATATAAACTTGAAGCAGCACTAGCACTAGCACTAGCACTAGCACTAGCACTAGCACTAGCACCATACAATTTAGCATTATTATAATGAAAATATGCAACTGTTGATATAATCATTAATGGTGTTGAGAAAAACCAATCATAATATCTATACTTTGCTATATCTTCTTTATCCACATTTTTGGTGTAAAAATAAATAAACCATATATAAAACGACCCTTCAATAATTTGGACACCATTTTCTAAAATTAATGCCTCTCTTATTAATCTATTAGACGATGAAACATTAGTTAAAAAAACAATAAGTAATCCAAGAATTAGAGTTATTATTTGAATGAAAAAAGATAAAACTAAAGTGTCTTTTACAATAAAATCAGAGTTCATTGTTATTTATAAATACTAATTATTATAATATGTATAATAATTAAAAATAATGGCACACCAATCAAAATAGACACAATTATAACAATCATAAACTTTGTAATACTCATAAACTTTGTAATACTCATAAACTTTGTAATATTTCATTATTTTCGGTTTTAAAGCTTTCAATTAGCTCATGCGGAATTTCCTCAAATGAAACCAATTTTCTGTTTAGCTCATATTTTTCACGCGCACCAGCTTCTTTAAAAAGTGCCTCATTAAATGCTTCCTTATCCACATAATACTTTTCACAAGTTTTAGGTCCGCATTTTTTAAAAACAGGATTAATGTTATCTGATTTATCACCTAGTACAATTTTATAAAATAAGTTTTTAGCAGGCTCAGGAAACACTTTTTTCGCTTCTTTCAAAAATTTATATTGAAAATTAATAATTTCAGTTTGCTCGTCAAGAAGCTGTAAATAATCGTGGTCATTTGCTATAATATAGATTTTAGAATCATGATATTTTGCGCGTAATTCTTGTTTAACAATTGCAATAATATCGTCGGCTTCCAAATTAGGAAACTGTAAAATATGATTTACACCAGCTTCATATAGTTTTTGGTTATTATTTTGATAAATAAATTTGAAAAATGGTGCACCATTAAAGCTATTATCTTGTGGTCGTGTTCCTTTATAGTCTTGATAAAGTTTATTTCGCCAAATGTCCTTTCTAGGACAATCACGCACAGCTATAATAGTAGGACATGGAATGTTCTTACTTTGTCCCTTAATTCTTTCTTTATGTAGCTTTAGTTTTTTTTTGAATAAAGTCAATGACTCTAAAAAGGTTTTTGTGAATTTTTCCAAAAATTCTTCATTTTCAATATGATTTTCGGGTAATGGTTGTTCTGTTTTGGCATGATTCCACCATTGTAAAATAGCATAATATCTGTAAAATATCCAATAACTGGTATCAACCAATATAAATGTTTTTGGTTGCTCCATATTTGTGTCTTGAATTAGTTTATATATATATAATGTAACTTTAATTCAATTTTTTGTATATAAAAAAATTGAATGTTTACGTTATTAATTAACCTAATTAGTAAAAATAATAAAATGACAACATTAAATGAGCATAGTGATTATATTAGTACACGAATAGCCACTATTGAAAAAAGTAATACAAAGTGGAATTCAAAAATAGTTGATACAAGTCATGAAGATTTTATTAGAGATTATGGTTCTAGTGTATTTACAAATTTAATAAGAAATACATTTACAGGAACATATGTTAAAAAGTTTAAATGTAGCGATTGTAATGCTCCAGCAAGTGAACGGTGTCATGGAAAAGGTGAAGAACGCCCTTTATTGCTTAAAAAAGCACTTGAAAAAATTTGGCCTGACACATCCAAACCTATTACTATGAAAATAATTGTAATAGCGTTTTTAGAAGAACACAAGACTACTAAATTTTCATTTAAATGTCATACTTGTCATGTAAATGAAAAATAAATATACTACTTTTTGTATAGTAAAATAGTTAATTTTTTTTGTGTCTTCTGCTTTTTGCACGTCTTCTGCTTTTTGCACGTCTTCTGCTTTTTGCACGTCTTCTGTTTTTTGCATTGCGTAACATCCGCCGTGTGCCACCGTCTCTTGGTTGCTCGGAAGCCAACGCATCACCAATTGCTGTTCCTAATAGATCTTTCACTGTTACATGTAACGCTGTTTCTGCTTGTTGTTCAGCAAGTAATTTTCTATGTGCATCATCAGCAATCGCAATTTCAGATGCATCTTTTGCAATTAAACGAGCCAATGTCTCCTCCTCGGATGCTGTTGTCTCTTGTGTTTGGGCACTTATTAATTTAGTTATTTCGCGTTTCACGTTATCAAGTAGACGCTCCCTATTGGTCATATATTCTTTCATAGTAACAGTCGCGTCCACAATCTGGTCTAACATAGAACGTTGTGTTGTTCTTTCTATTGCCTGCACCAATTAATTGTAGTTTGTATTTGCATCACGTACGTTTTCAATTAAATTGTCTTTTGTCTTAAAATTATCGCTATATTTTAACGAATCTATATGCCTGATAAACGACGTAATCACATCTTCAAAGTTCTTAGTTTCGTAATTTTCTAGTATATCAGAATTGGTATAAATGTTTCTAAACTTTTCTAGTGTATGTCCTTCTCTGAAGAGATTTATCGCCTTAGTCAAAGCCTTCTTTAGAATTTTATTATTTGCACTAGATGTATTATCATTCATAGCATCAATTATTGACGTAATTGATTGCAACCAGAAATCCATATCTAATATAAACCTTTTTATGTTGACCAGTATTTCGAGTAATTGTTTATTTGTAGTTGCAGAACTTAAACTAGGCATTTTTATTATATATATATATATATATATATATATATAATAAAAATATATAGATTTGTAATTTTATTAATCATAGATTAAATCATAGATAAATGTACAAATTTTATACTAAATGTTAATAATATATTTGATATTTGATATTTGTCATGTAAATGAAAAATAAATATGCTACTTTTTGTATAGTTAAAAAAAATTGATTATTTATATTGTTACTGTTATAACTAACATTATTAGCGTAATATAAAAAGTATAGCTTAAATAAAATGACTAATAACGGAGCGCTAGTGCCTATTTGGGTTGTTATTCTTCTCTTGTTGCTCTTAGTGTCTTCGTTGTCGTCTTCAGCTTTTCTATGTGCACTATTATTGTTTTGTTGTCCAATCATGTTTCTCTTTCTTGAACTAATATCAGATGCTGTTGGCGTAACAGGAACTGCCATTTGTTTTGGTTGCATGTATCTTTATTTTGCATAGTAAGCATAGTAAACATAGTATAAGATTATAGGGAAAATCGCACAAAAAAATTGAATCTTTTTTTCTTTAAGTCATTTTTAAGACATTTTATATTAGTTATGTTAGAACTTGAATGCTTAATATTGGGTATTTTTATTCTTCTCTTGTTTGTGTTGCCACCTTCATTATTTCCTTCTGCTTTTCTATGTGTGCTATTATTGTATATTGTACTAGTTATTGAACTAGTAATTAGGGTTATTGGGTTACAAGAACCAGTTATTTGTTTTGGGTGCATGTAAGTTTATTTTACTTATAAAACAAAAAATTGAACTGTTTTTTTCTGTAAGTACTATTAATTCATAATGTTAGAAGTTCAGTTGGCAATGTTAGGACTTCTTATTCTAAAAAGTCTGGTTTCGCTTATTGAAGTCATTTGTATACAAATAATATGCTTATTTAAATCATATTATATTCCTACTACAAATGTGAATTTTGCTATTAACTATGAAAAAAATTATTCATATATTCACGACTATAATGAAATTGCTTTTTATGTTTAAAACTATAAATTAATCACAATCCACAAATGTTTCATTATCAATTTCTTCACATTGTAATTTGGCATTTTCAGCAATTAGCTTCTTATTAATAGCAATTAATTTAGCGTTAAAATATAATTGCTTAGCATTGTCCTCAATAAGTTTAGTGTTTTCTTCAATAAGTTTGCTATACTTTTCACCTGCTTTTTTAATTTCCCATTTTAAGTCAATAATTTCGTTGGTTTTTTTAAGCGCATCTTGCTTTAATTTGTCAATTTCATTTGACAATTTATCTCTATCGGCTGTTAAATTAACCGCGTGGTCTGTTAACATGTCATTATTAGTTGTTAACATGGCGTTGTCGTCTCTTAATTGTGATACATAACGTTTTAAATAACGATTTTCTTTAATTAATACATTAATAATGTGTTCCGGCGAACTACAATGTCCAAAAAGTCGAATAAGTTCATTTTGAACTTGCTCTTTCCATAAAATATGTTTTTGACTTTTAAAATGATTAGTAATATTTGATGTAATATTAAACACTTTATCTTTATTGCAGCACGGACATCTAATTAATTTTTCGCTAAATTCGTTCTTCAATTCTATATATGTTTTATCTCGTAGACTGTCTGTTTTAACATCATACATTAATGTATATTGTAGAATAACAACAAATGACGTATTATTGTCATTAGTATAAGACATATTATTAATGTGTTGTTAATTGTTTTCAATATAAAAAAAGTATTCAATTTTTTTATATTGAAAAATCCGTATATTCATTATTAAATATTTACTATTTACTATTTTAGATTAAAATACACAACAAAAGCATTCACAGCAAGAGCACCAATAACCCCATAAATAAATGATTTAGCTGCTAAATATCTCTCATATTCATCTTGTGCTTTTTGTTCGACTGCATCTAAATAATCAGCTTCACATTCTAGTTGGCTTTTTTCAAGTTCTGTTTTGTCTAAAAGGGTTGTTTCTAGTACATTTGTTTCACTTAGTGTCGTTTCACTTGGTCTCGTTTCACTTAGTGTCGTTTCACTTACAATTGCCTTCACTAGCTCACAAATTAACAAGTCAATCTTATCTCGTTGTTCATTGACTTTTAATTGTGCCTTAACCCATTTCCAAGAAATAACATTATTAAAATTGCTTGTTCCCAATTCTTCATTTGTTTCAATAATTTCGGTTAACATTTTATTACCTCCACCAAGTGACGAACACATAATTTGCCGTGTCAAATCATCGTCCGCACATTTAGAAGTAATCATATTACAAATATGATTGACCAATTCTTTGGTGTTTGTAATCGCGTTACGTTCTTCAATAATAGTAGAATCAAGAGTAGAATATTTTTTACAAATATTCAGTAATGTGCTATTTAATGCTGACATAATTATAATAAGTATTAGTTTTATTATTTTAAATCATTTCAATTTTAATTATTTAAAATTATTTCAATTTATAGTTTATGATTCTCTCAATATAAAGTTGTTAGTCTTAAATAAAATTGAGTTAGTTTAGTATATTATAAAGTAATAATATATTAAAAACAATGGAAAAAAGAATAGCTGCCAAAGTAACTAATAACATTACTATTTTAAAAAGAGAGATGTGTGAAGAGGCTAATTGTAGCATTATGTATGCTTCGCCGGATCCAAGTGAATTGCCAATGCCGCCACAAAAGTGGTTGAAAAAACAGCCACTCTATGACATAAGCCTTCTGGATTGGGCAACAGAACAAGCAATCGAAGCCCATTGGAAAAACCAAGTCAAAGCATGCCAATATGCTATCTTCCATATATGCTAAATAATTGGTTCGTGTTTGTATTGCGTGAAAGTCTGTATTGCGTGTTTTTTTTTATAAATAAAAATTACGTGCCTAATTTAAGCTGTGATTAAGCAACAACAACTTATTATAAGTTATTGATTTTTGCGATATCTTACAGATTTTCTGCGATGTCTTACAGATTTTCTGCGATGTCTACGTTTTGTTTTGTTGCCTCCAATAGTATCCATATCCGTCTGCGTTTCGACAGACTGTAATTTTTGCTTTATAGCTCTTACAGATGCTGGATAGTGCACTATACCATCTAAAGTCGCCCAAACTAGCACGTCGTCATTGTCGGTCTCAAGCGAGAATTTGTGATCTCCAAGAAACCAACGCATAAGACTTGCTCCTAATTGCTGTAAAATATTCATTTCTCCGGTTTTCAGTTGATAGTCTTTTATATAGTTTTCCCTTTTCGTTTGTATGCTTGCTTTATAATTTTCCCACTCGACGCCGCCGGCTCGTAGTGCATCCTCGCGTTCCTTAATCATATCGTCCTCAGAGTAGGGGTTACCATCCGTAAACCTAAGCTCTGGATCCCTAAGTTTTTTCATTTTCTTTTCATGATCTTCTCGCTTGCGTTTGTCTGCATCGTCTCGCCTGCGTTTGCCTTCATCTTCATCTTCATCTCCATCTGAATCATGCCAAGGTTCTCTTGTTCTCACTAATCTCGCTGTCACTAATCTCTCATCCTCAGCCATTATTATAGATTTATATATTATATATAAATAAAATTATTTGCTAAATAATATTATTTGCTAAATAATATTATTTGCTAAATAATATTATTTTTAGAGAGATTATAGTGTAGTTGTAATTATATTATAGTATAATGTAATATATATGTCAAAACGGTTTCTTATATTGTGTCAACGAAAATCAAGCACGCTTGATAATGACAAAGATGATGTTGAACAAACAGTAGATGCTATTAATACTTATGTGGGAGCAAATTTTGGAGAAGATGTAGATATTGAGTATTTAACTACGCATGAACAGCATCCAGATGGAAGAGCTAATATATCTAATTATTCTGCCGACTACAAATTTGCGCTTAATGATAATAGTGAGGCAAAACAATTTGTAGAAAATAACGCAGGAATCTATGATGGTATTATTCTTAATACTTGTGCAGTCAACAACATGAAATATGAAATGATAGCTAAACTATTAAAATCTGGTGGTTTTTTATTAATAAAAACATTTGCTCCAGAAGATACAGATGGCGAAAAAAATCTAAAAAAAGTAGCATTTTTACCTATTACTTTGAATAACATAAAACAATTTTTTACTCAGCAAAATGGCTATGGAAGTCATTATTATATAAAGCAAGAGCAAGCTGGAAAAAAAAACAAAAAACAAAAAACAAAAAATAAAAACACAAAAAACAAAAACACAAAAAATAAAATTAAAATGAGAAACATTAAACGCATAAGAACTATGAAGACAATAAAAAGACGTAGTTAAAATAATTTTTTCATAAATAAAATTGCATAAATAAAATTGCATAAATAAAAATTGAATTGCGTCTTTAAATGTTCTTATTTTAAACAAGAATAAAAACACCGCTTATTATGAACATTACTTCTCCTACTATATTAGTAAATTCATTTTTCCCACCACAAAATGATAAAAATAATAATACTAGTGTTGGTATAACAATGGACGTATTTTATATTGGAACAATTATTGGGCTAATTGGAGCGTTACTAGTTGCTCTTATTAGAATTCACTATTTATGTCATAAAAGACAAGTAAGGTTGAACAAAGCTAATATAGTCTTTGAAAATCATACTAAGATTCATGATATAGTAAAGACTAATATCGAGTTAAGTGCATAATACTTAAAGCTACAAATTTTATTTTTAAGTATTATATTTTTTTTAGAGAGATTATAATATATTATATTTACAATATATTATATTTACAATATATTATAATTACAATATGTCTAAAAGAGTTCTTGTATTATGTCAACGTAAAGTTAGTAAACTTACAGAAGATAGAGATAACGTTGAAAATGTAGTATCACATATTAATGACTATATAGCATTAACTACTCCTGTTCGCGCTCCAGTCGGCACTCCTAAAGACATTCGTGTAACAGTTGAATATTTAACGTATCATCACGGAGAGAGACGACATGAAGAGAAACAGGGTACTGAGACTCCTCCTGCTTATGCCGACCATATATTTCTTCTCTCTCGAACTAATCAATATAGTTCTGATTCTATATTTATAGAAAAGAAATTACTTTTAGAAAAATTTCTTGAAGAACATAACAACACTTATGATGTTATTATTTTAAATACTTGCCCACTGCCATTATTAGACTATAAAATAATACATCAAATATTAAAATCAGATGGTGTTATAGTAGTAAAACTTTTTGGCAATCCAGAAAGCTCACCAAGTAAAGATAGTGACCCCTCTGTAGCAATGACTATTATAAAAAATATACCATCACGCCTATTTACAAGACTAGACGGCCAGTTTTCTGGGCATTATACTTACAAAAAATTAGAAACACAAGCACTAGGAAGAAAGTTGAAAACTACAAAAAGAAAAAGACAAAACATAAAAACAAGAAGAAAGCAAAGAAGCAAAAGAAAGCAAAGAAAGCAAAGAAGCAAAAGAAAGTAAATTTAAAAATTATAAAAGCCACAAATGGTATTTATGGTATCTCCAATAATCTATGAATACTAGTTAAGTTATTAAACAATTTCATTTGACAAGCAGACACATTTTTTGACAATTTTTTTCCAAAACTATTTACATTTAATAGGCACAATACTAATTTATGAAATTCTTCTGTAAAGTTCAAATTATAATTTTTAAATATTTTACAAAAGCCCGCTATTAGTGTTGGGTTTATTTCATTATGTACACACAATTCAATAGTGTCGCAAATTTCTTTTTTTAATGCTTCTTTAGTTAATTGAGGCATAGCGTTAAATCTCTCCTTTTCTTCAATAACATTGTGCAAAACTGTAAAAAGTTGGCTATAATCTTTATTTATTAAGACTTCATTCAAGAAAATATAGTACGCATTTTGATTTAACTTATTTGGAAAGCACGTAAGTCCAAAATCTATAATCCCCATTTGATATTTAGGTGTGTAATTGTTAACACATTCATTTATATAAAAAAACACATTTCCACAATGTAAGTCACAATGAATAGCTGAATAATGTAAAATACCCAATATTCCAAATTTTATATATATATAAGCAAATTCTTCTTTTAGAGCATCGTCCATAGTTTCTAAACTCTTAAGAGTTAGTCCTTTTATATTTTCCATTACTAAAACTTCATTATAGCGTTGAGTAATATTTTTATAAACTTTGGGAAATCTGTATTCTTTATTATTTTTGTATTTTTCGGCAAATCTCTCTAGCGCATATGCTTCTTTCATAAAATCTATTTGTTGAAGCATTAATTCTTTATTGTCTAACATTAATTTGGTTATGTTAAAAGAATTAATAAACGGAATAAGTTTACACACATATGCTATATATGTTAAGTCATCAAATAAATCTCTCAACTCATTAATTATATTGCGTTTTAACATTTTAACGACAACCTTTGTATTAGAGCTATCATATCCGTCAAATACTAGTCCAACTATTCCACTATTTATAGGTATTGCGCTTAGTACACTAATTTTATAAGTTTCGTGTAAATCACTTAACAATTTGTAGTCAATACAATCACTACTATATGGAACATTATCACAATAGTTAATTAAATAATCCTTTTCATCATCATATAATAAATCTTCATTTAAAGCTAATGATTGAAATATTTTAATATATACGCCATTTAGTTTTTCTAATTTAGTGCATAATGCTTTAATTAGACTCAATCTGGACTGAGGTTGCTGTTTATATAAATAAAGAGTTAGCATTTTATTAGCATAAAAGTGTGTAAGTGTATATGTTAATACACTTACTAATTTTATAATGCGATAGCAAACACTAATATGTTTGCTATAGTTTTTTAAAAAACTATACATATTAAATATACTTAAGTTATATTTTTATATTTTTATATATTTTTTATAATTTAAAATATATAAAAACTTATTTAATGCTTAATGTAAATAAAAACTAGCTTGCGCTAATAAAATAATTTTTAAGATTATAAAACATCTTTTTAACCATTAATCCAACTAGATTTTCCATATATAGCGGCAAATCATCGTCAAGAATAACTTGAAAATCTATATTGAATTTAACACTTGAAACATCATTGCTATCATTATAAACATTTATTTGAGTTTTGCCATAATTATATATTAGTGCTTCATAATTAGAATTTATTAAATTAAGTTCTTTTAAATAGTCTTCTTTTAATTGCTCACATATTAATTTTACATCTTTGTTATAAAAGGTTAATGAATTGTTTAGCTTATTCACTATTTTAGTGCTTCTAAATAACATATATTTTTGTTTTATTCCAATTTCTTTGGCAATATGATTTATTAATATACATATAATCGCTTCATTGTCTGTTTTATCAAGTATAATTATTTTTTCTATTAGCTCTTTATTTTGCGCTTGTAATAAATCATATATTTCAAAACCAGTAAGACTAGCTATATTAGCATTTGCATTTGTACTATTTGGAAGTTGAATAGTAAATGCTAAATTATAGCTTCGTGTGTTAAAATTTACGCTTTTAATTTCAGATAATAACATGTCTCCTTTTCCACATATTAGCTTCGGTTGAAACCTATTTTCTTCACAATAACTCATTATAAATATTATAAACAGTTAGTATTTAAATACTTACTTTTTATAGTTTCAAAATAATATATTACTCCGACACTAATTGATAAAAGAATAACGAATGATAAATTATATTCATAAATTGTCATTTTTAACGAATTATTATATAATTTAAATCCACTATTATAATTCATAACATATAATAGCACTAATGCTATATAACTACTAATATATGAATAGTTTGTAGTTATAGAATTTGTAATAAAGCCTTTAACATAATATAATGCTAAAAATACAAGAAATATATGCGTTAGTATAGAACCAACGGCCATACATATAAAAAACAAACTTTCAGATAGTGGAACATATTTTTTCCATAAATTAAAAATAGTATTGTTGTATTTTTCATTAAACTCACGTGATGCAAAGACTTGAAATTTTAATAATAGTGCATAAGAACCTATAAACAATATAGAAATAAATGATCCAAAAGAAAAATATATTAATACATCATAACATTTACATAATGAGGAAAGTATAAGTGTTGCTACTAATATTGTAGCTACTTGATAACAAAAAAATGTATTTAGTTTTATAATTTTTTGAATCAATGTTCTTTTTGGTTTAGGTTGTGTTGTTTTGTATTTTATACTATATGATGCATCATAGGAAATATCAAAATTAATATTTGAAATATCTAACTTAGCATTTGAAATATCTAACTTAGCATTTGAAATATCTAACTTAGCATTTGAAATATCTAAAATATTAGAAGAACTAATACACTTATTCATTACTAAAGTATTATTTTAAAATAAAATTATAATTTTAACATAAAATATCCAAAAAACACATAGCTTATTTTTGTAATAATATAATTTGCTCAATATTTTTAATCCTATAAAAGAATCAATAATATCATTTGTATTAAACTCTTTATTTAAAAAGGGTTCTTTAAATACTTTATATTCAAAATAATGTAAAAACTTCTTCTCTCCTCGCAACTGAATAATATTTGTATAATAATTTATTAATTCAAATAGTTTAGATTTCAAAAACAAACTATAGCTGCTAAGCTTATGTGATACAATTCTATTTAAACTGGTTTTTTCATCGCTGTAAAATAAATTCTCTTTTGCTCTATATTTATTATAATTCATAAAATTGTGATGTATTAAATCAATATGACTATATATTTTAGACTTCAATGTTTTTTTTATTGCTTTTTTCGATATTAAGTATGCTGCTGCACTTATTGAAAGCACATGAGTAGTATATGTATCTATTGTTGGCATAATACCATCGCTATGAAGCTGAATAATTTCCCAATTAGCATCCAAAATTTGTATGTCATATAGTGTTTTATTAAGGCGTTCATAAAACTCGACTTTTTCATATAAAGGAAAAACATCATCTTCCATTATTAGAAAATAATTTTCACAGTTTTCTTGTTTATGTGTTTTGCGGTTCTTTATATAGTTTTTATATATATATTTGCAACACATTATATGGCTTAAAGCACATCCAATTACAGATTTTGGTGTGTAATTTAATGCAAATTTGGATACATATTTTTTATAACTGCTTTTGAAATGCTCGTCTTTTAACGCATTTACTCCACTAAATCTCTCATTAACTATTCCCAACTTTAATAACTCTATTGCTTGTTTATTATAATTAATTTTATAATCATCTAAATTTATGGTAAATGATTTTAAATTTGAATAATCATATTTTATTAAATAATGTGGACTATTATAGTTAGTCATAAGTTAATAATATTAATTTAATATTTTTATATGAATATTAAATTAATAGTTTATAGTTCATAGTTCATAGTTTATAGTTTATAGTTTATATGTCCAAGCTTACAATATTTCTATCGCTTTTTTGTTTCCGTTTTGATTTTGTCGGTATTCTTGCATTAGTTAAATCTTTAAGGTCATCAATACTAATTGTGCTTGCCTCATTATAATTAAATTCATTATTATTTGCAGTGTTCGCATTAGTATCTAATGATTTGGTCTTTAGACCGCTTAATAAAGACGAAATGTTTTGATTTTGAGGCATGGCTAGACTAGGACCTCTCATTTCTGGACGTGTTATTCTCTCTTGTTCATATGGACTTGCTTCATTGTTTGTCACTTCAAGTCCACGTGCGGAAGTAATATCGGGACGATTTAATATATTAGGCATTCGTTGGCTACGGTCGGGTAATTTGGTTTCAACAGACATTGGTGGTGGTCCTGAATTTACATTTGGTGGCATAGTACTTCCAAATCCAGGAGTAAAGCCATTATTTTTATTATTCATTGAACCATTATTTCCGGCAAAAAGCCCATTCATAAAACCGCCAAATCCGGGATTTGTTTGTCCCATAGTATTAACTGCAGCTTGTGTAAACTGTTTCATTAGTTCTGGATTTTGTCTCATAATATCATCCATTCCTGGCATTGAAGATTTAAATAATGTATTGGACATATGAACCATCATGGCAGAACCACCTAATTGGAACAATAATTTTAATTCAGGAGACATTTTCGCCTTAGACTTATATTTTTCATGTAATTCGGCAAAAATATCATCATAATCATCTATATTTTCATTTATTTGCTCACCCCATCCATCTAATTTTATATCAAATGGGTCAAATTTGTTATTTAAAAATTCTAGTCCTGTTATACAAGCCATCATCATTTTACCTTGAAACTTAATAGCATTTGATTTCTCTTTTTCGGCAATAATTGTTTCATATTCTCCAATCATTTCATCCAAATTAGAATCCATGTTATAACGCTTAGACAAGTTTATTCCTTTTTTCTCTAACTCGTCTAACTTGCGCATATATTTGAATTTTTCACGCAACTCTTCTTCTTTTGTTAATTGCGGTTTTTCTTGGGCTTTGTCTAAATTTATTGGTATGTTGTTAAATTTACCAAATCCATCCCATGTTTTTGTTTCATTCATATTTGCAGTTGATTTGCCTAAATTATTTGTTTCATTATCATTTGAATCATTATTTCTTGTAATAGGCTTAATATTTTCACCATCTACTTTGTTTGAACCAAAAATGTCACCAAATATTGATTTTTTGGTTGAACTGCTTTGTCCATATTTTATTTCCTTTTTACTATCATTGTCTTGAAATTCTACTTTTTCTGGCTCTTTTGTTTCATTTATAGTGTCTGCTAAATTATTTAATTCACTTTCTAAATTTGTAATGTCTTCAATATCAATTGATGAACTTGCTTTTTTTTCATTTTTATTTTTAACATTCATTAATAGTTCTATGCCTCCACCAAAATTTGAAGTCGGTTTTTTTGAGATTATGTCATCATTAGTATCAATTGTGTCATTAAATTTAAAATCTGGTATACTAAAGCTATCAATATTTAAAATTTCTGGCTCTATTTCAATAATTTCCATTACTCCTATTATGAATTAAATAGAAGTTTAATTTTTAAATCCTCCGCAAACATAATTAATATATTGTTATAATAATTAATATAACAATTGATTAAACAATTGATTAAACAATTGATTAAACAATTGATTTAACAATTAATAAAATAATAAGCTTGTAAAAAGCAGTCGGCTAAATCGTCTTTTTTTAAATGACTACTAAAAAAAGCAAGTTCATTATTCATATTATTTTTTTTCAATACTTCTTTTGTATAAAAAATACTTAATTTTTTTCTCTGTGCATAGCTAATTTTATTAACACCATTAATAGGGCTAATAATAGGATTGGTAATAGGACTAGTATTAGGACTAGTAATAGGACTAGTATTAGGACTAGTATTAGGACTAGTAACACAATTACTAGTAAGTGTATTATTTTTCATAAATAATTTTAATTTATTAATTGCGGAAATAAAGTATATATTATAATTATTATAATTTATAAAATATTGTGCTATCATACCTTGAATAGTTTTCATCCTATTTGCTAAAGGACTTATTTGATTTTCCAATATTATTTTATCCAATTCCAATATATTATAGTCTTTAAATAATTCATTTAACCGATCCTTAATATTAATTCCAATATGTACCAAATTTATAGTATTTGCACTAATGTTTTCAACTGCTTCTAAACAATGACTATTTAAATAGTCTTCTAATAGCACAATTAACATGGGTTTTTTTATAGACTTATCAAAGACCAACTTATATTCATCTGCTAATAATATGAGCTTTTTAAGAGATTGTTTATGTAAAGTTTTAATATTACACGTCGGAATACTATAGTTTGTTTTTTTTGCATGAATTTTACAATAATAATTTGAATTTTTAAAAAAAGCTGCTTTCTTTTTACATAAATGTTGGCAGCAATCATTTGTGTTAGTACATAAATTTATAACATCCCACTTTACTATTTTAAAATCATTACTATTTGTTTCAATTATTATAAATGCTAAATTCTTTATACCAATATCAATACTTAATAGTTTCATAATTATATAATACTTGTTTAAATAAGTATTATATAGTTATTTGTAAAGTTATTACTAACTATTTAACGTAACGCACCTAAACATATGGAATAATGTATTCTTGAAATATAGTATAAAATCATATTACTTAAAAAAGACATAAAATATGCACCCATTGCATATTGCGTATTCTTTTTAAACAAACCTATAATAAAACCAACAAGAGCAGCAGTAGCAAAAAACAAACTTATTAAACCAAGGTAATAAAATAACATACAATGATCGCGGCTTAAAGGAGACATCAGACTATCAAAAAAATTCATATTTTTATATTATAGTAATATAATAAAAATATAATAAAATTATAATAAAAATATAATAAAATTATAATAAAAATATAATAAAAATATAATAAATTATAATAAATTATAATAAAAATATTTAATATTATAATATTATAATTTTTATTAAATAACATTAAAAACATTAAATAACATTAAATTTTTATTAAATAACATTAAATTTTATTTGTTTTCACCAATAATATATTTTGTTACATGTTTTTGCGCATCTAATTGTTGGCGTGCTAAATATATATTCTTTAAATTACTAGTTTCATAACCATACGGTTGATCGCGTGACAATGTAGATTCAAAAACATATGGAGTTTTACTAGTCGCATTATTTGAACTTGTGCTATTATAATATGGACATACACTGCATTCATTACATGCAATTAACTGATTATTTTTAATAATTGCATCACTATTTATTTGTAAATATTTTCTATAATCACTATTTGTCTTTATATTGTTTCTATGTTTTAAAACATTGTCATTTAAAACTGATGAATTATAATCGCTAAACAATCTTGAATCGTCCATTAATGGTGGATAATTAAAATGAATATTATTAGAACCACTATAACAAGTTCCCCAACTCATAAAATTAATATTATATAATTATAATATTAATTTTTATAACATTGTTCTAAATAAACATTCTTTAAATATATATTATTCTAAATAAATACTATTCTAAATAAATACTATTCTAAATAAACATTCTTTAAAATAAATTTTTATTTATTGTTCCTGGTAGTTTATGACCAAAAAAAATCATATATATTAAACTTAGCGCTGCTAATACTAAGCTTCTATTTTCTGCTACAACATGCCTCTGATTAAGACCATAAATCATTATTACATATAACACTAAACCAATAATTATTGAATGCAACAACATCATTCTACCACTTTCCATTCGTATATATATTAATTTTATAAAAGTTATTTTTGCAATAATTTTACTAAATCATTTTTTTTCATTTTTTGTGCTGACTCATTATCTAAAATGTTTTTCGTAACAACTAGTGTTCTTAAATCATCTATTCTCATTTTACTATAATTCTTTTTTTCTACTTTTTGCGTAGTCTCTAAATTATTTTCTAAAGTAATTACTCTGGAATTTATTTCTAAATCTTCGTTAAAAGTATTTAACATAATTGGTAAATTTTTAATAAATATATCTTCATCCGAATTAATAGTGTCTTCTACCAGTTCTATGGGCTCTTTAGTTTGACCTGTGCTAATGGTTTCAAAAAAATCGTTATTGAGTATAATGGTTTCTTTAATATCAAATGTGTTGCATTTTTCTGTAGAGTCTCCATCTGCATCTTCATCTTCATCTTCGTCTTCGTCTTCATCTTCATCTTCATCTTCATCTTCGTCTTCGTCTTCATCTTCATCTTCGTCTTCGTCTTCATCTTCGTCTTCATCTTCATCTTCATCTTCGTCTTCGTCATCAGAAACTGGTATTTTATTTTCTATATTTATTTTTTTAATTGCCGTTTCATTATTTGTGCAAGTTTCATAGCCACAAGTTTCATAGCTAGTTTCACATTTATTAAGTAAGCATAAACTACTCATTTGAACATTATAATTTGCTATAAAATTTTGCAATATTTTACCGTGTTCTATTATACTTCTTTCTAATAAATTAAGACGACGATAACAATATAACATTATAGAACCCCCTATTAATAATAGTAATCCAAATGTTAGTAAAAAACCAGAATCTATAAATTTAAATAATTGTAACATTTATATTATTATTAAATTATATTATTTTAAGTATTGTTTAACGAATTAATATTATTTAATTTCTAGCATTTAATTCATAGCATTTACTATATTTTCAGGAAACGCCAAGTCTTTAAGTACTTTTTGTGCACCTTTTACTTTTGATATTCCTTTTTTCATTTTATATGTATATACAAAATCATTGTTCTTTTTTACAACATTCATGCAATAACAGTTATTTTGCTTATCTAATTTTTTACATAATTTTGTATAATGTGTTGTTAAAATATAATCAACATTGCTAAATTTATTTAAATAACTTAAGTAACTAAA